GAAGCTCGTCGTAACTTTGTAGAAGTTGCTAACCAGTTGTTGGCAAAAATTGACTTGGTTAACACAGTTAATAACTGGAACAAGCATTTACAAGACTTTACTAAAGGCGAGTATGACTATCAGCTAACTAAGTTCTGGGATTACATTGACTATGTAGATCCTGCTTACGACGATACTATTCCTTATAGCTACGAAGTTGAAACAGAACAACAAATCTATCAATTAACTGATACGCTAAACAATGGCGACTATGTTCTTGTTAAGAACGATGCTATTGGTAAGTTTGCAGTATACGAATATGTTGATGAACAACAAGTTCTTCGCTTTAGAAAGAACGGTACGATTGCCTTTAAGGAAATCTTGTTCAACAGTCAGAAGCAACAAGATACTTGGGACGCTGGTCCATGGGACTTCAAACAATGGGACCCAGAACCAAGTCAAGAGTTCTATGAAATTCTAACAGCACTAAGAGAAGATATCTTTATCAATCAGTATGCTACTTACTACAACAAACTATTCTTTGCAATGGTACGTTATGTATACAGCGAGCACAACCGTGTTGAATGGATTGCAAAGAGTACATACTTGCACGTAGATAACTTAGCAGTTAAGGGACTAACACAAAAGCCGTTCTACGAGAAAGATACAGTTGAGCAGTTCATTGACTACATTGACCAAACTAAGCCTTATCGCAGTAAGTTGCGCGAAGTATTAGATACTAGAAACGTAGACGATAGTGGTAGCGTTACAGCAGAGGACTTTGTATATCCTCATGTAACATTGCGCTTTAACAGAACTGGCCAGGGTCCTAGTTTAGTTAATACTATTAACGCCAACGTAGATGTTGAAGCTGGTATATTAACTACTATGGACTTTAATACCTACGAGCCAGGAGCTAACCGTCGTCCATGGGACTTCCCGGGCGTTGGTATTGACCCTACACGTGAACAGTTAGAAGCTCTATTAGATGCAGTATACAATGGCGGAGACTTTGGTATTCTGCCTGAACAGCTACAAATTGCCATAGATGGTGCATCGTTTAATATTCAACGTTTGGAACAAAATCCAGATGAGGAATTAGCTATACTACGTGCAGGCGATGCATTAGAAATTCTAGTGGAAACACGCTACTTAAAAGATACTCCTCCTGCCCCAGGAGAAAGTGAATACGAGAAGTACAGTTTCCGTATGCTTAAAGCGTTAAATAATGAGTGGTCCTACTCTAGAATTGCTGACGATGCTAAAACTACATTGGTAGTGGACATTACGCCAGAAAGCGAATATATTGTTGTTGCAGATGCTAGCAAACTAAGCGGGGTTGACATTGTGTTTAGACGTCCAGGTGTTATGTTTATTGGCGGCGAGCGCATTGAATACTATGAAGTTAATGGAAACGTACTAGGTAAACTAGTACGTGGAACACTAGGAACTGGCGCGGCTAGCCATAGTGCAGGCGCAATTGTTATGGATGCAGATCCTATCCAGTCTATCCCAGTTGAAAGACAACGTACAGGGGCTATTATTTTCAACAAGCCTACTGTAATTTTCAATGAACTAGGAAAAACTATGAAAGAAAGCCGCACGTTGGCTACTATTTTCATCACTGAAAAACAGGGTGATTTAAATAGGTAAATATGTAAAATAAAAGGCAAAACCATGTTACCAAATGAAAATGCAAATCTAAAAATAGAAGGACATTTGAAAGTATTTGACCCAGCAACGGGTCAAGTATTTGTGAATCAGCGCAACGCAATTAACCCAGAAAACCTGAGTATTGCTTTGGCCCAAAGTCTAGCTTATGCTCACTCTGGTCCAACAACTCGCATTGGTCCTATATTTGAAATGCACTTCGGCAACGGCGGCACTGTTATTGACTCTATGGGCGTTATTACGTACAAGGGTTCTAATGTTAGCGGTCAAAACGAAGATTTATACAGTCCTACATTTTTTAAAGTAGTTGACGGCAATGATACTGTTAATAACACAGATACTACTAGCAACTTTATCACGTTTGAGCATATTAACGGCTTAACATACAGTGATATTGTTGTTAACTGTGTTATTGACTATAACGAACCAGCTGTTGGAGATACCACATTCAACTTAGCTGGACAGTCGCAAGATGCTTTAGACAATGCTAGTTCATTTGATGGCTCATTTGTATTTGACGAGATTGGCTTAAAAAGCAAAGGAACTACACTGAACGGTGGATTATTGTTAACTCACGTTACATTCCACCCTGTACAGAAGTCCGCAAATAGACTCTTGCAAGTACGTTACACTATACGAATTAGAGTGGCCTAAAGTTGGTTAAATATAATATAACGAGGAATAAAGATGGCATATGATGTCAATAAAACAGATGGAACGCTACTGACAAGTATTGCTGATGGCACCTTGGATGTTAGCACCAGCATTAGGCTAGTAGGTAAAAATTACGCCGGTTACGGTGAAGTAATGGCAGAAAACCTAGTAGCAATGCTAGAGAACTTTTCATACCCTACAGCTCCTGCTAACCCTATTGTTGGACAACTTTGGTTCAACAAAGGCAATAAAGCACTGAGCGTATTTGATACTAGCGGTGCATGGAAAGAAATTGCTAACAGATACATTAGGGATTCTGAGCCAATCGTTGACGGCAACAGAACTGGTGACTTTTGGTTTAACCCAGTAACTAAAACATTGTATGTATGGGACGGTTCTAAGTGGGTAATGTTAGGATTCCCTGACAGCAACACCATTGTTTACAGCACTATTCGTGACGTAAACGGCTTGTACCACGATGTTATTATTCATTATAACACTGAAAAAGTTCCGGCTGATCCCGCGTTCCCAACTGTAAACATTACAGCTACTAAGTTAATCATGGCAATCATGAGTGCAGATGAGTTTACTCCTGCAAGCACAGAAACAGCTATCATTGGCGAATTCCCAGTAATTGGTAAAGGCTTAAACTTGCCAATCAGAACAGGCGTTAAGTTCCGCGGTGTTGCGGTACAAGCAGAATTTGCTGACGTTGCAGAATATTATGAATCAGATGTTCCATATGCTCCGGGAACAGTAATTAAATTAGGCGGAGAAAAAGAAGTTACACAAACACAAAGCGAAGCAGACGACCAAGTGTTTGGCGTTGTTTCTACTGACCCAGCCTTTATACTTAACGGTGCTGGCCTACGCAAAGGTGCGGCATTGCCAGTAGCTTTAACAGGTCGTGTGCCAGTACAAGTAGTAGGTCCAGTATGGAAAGGGGCTAGATTAGTTTCCAGTTCTTTACCTGGAATTGCTAAAGCTGTTGAACGACCAGATCCCTACACAGTCATCGGTCGTTCGTTAGTAAACTCTGACGAACAAGGCGTCAGATTAGTCGAGGCTGTAGTAGGAGTACGTTAAAGTGTCAGATTTTATCCAAGGTCAAATAATAACAGCGGCTCAATGGAATGAGCTAGCTCGGGCCGTGAATAAAATCTGGGGTGACGATATGGCCGGCGGTGGTCCAACTGCTGATCCGGTACGTAAAGAATTATTAAAATATGGCTGGGGTCAAACACCTTTAGCTCAACTAGCAGTAGCAGGTAATACTATTGACCACACATTGTGGAATAGTACTATTGATATTGTTAACATTTCTGCACACAATACCGGCGCCCTGGCATTAGGAACGAACTTAGCTAGAACAGCAACAGGACAAAAGATTACCGCCGCGCAAGCACAAGTACTTAATGTTCTTAATTCATTGGTCGACTTAAATGCTAATACATTAGTTCCAGCGAGAAAACAGTTTGCTACATTAGGCACTAACGCTAGAACAACACCATGGAAGAATAAAATTTCTTCCGAAGTACACTACCAATTCGGTAGCTTTGATGCCGCACGTTATTTCTTTAACAGCGGCGGACAACTTAGACTGCACATGACAGCTAGTGGTGGCTCAGGCCGCGGCTATGATTCTTGGCAAACTGTTTATGGTAAGTTGGGTACATTTGTACTAGACTTATATTCATGTACTAATACAGGTACCTATGCAGTTAGCGAGAATAAAGGCTTCTACGAACTATCCGCAAACGAAACTCTACTAATGACTGCTAGCAGTTCAGGCAGTGGCGGCGGTTACGGAGGTTATGGCGGATACGGTGGCTACGGCGGATATGGCGGCTATGGATGCTACGGTGGATATGGCGGATATGGCGGTTACGGGGGCTATGGTGGATACGGAAGCTACTGTACATTCAGACTGAAAGTATATGGTAGATTGGTAAACAATAATACTGTTGCTATTAGATTTGAACTAGATAGTACAGCTTTCCGAATTAATGTAAACGGTACACATGTATTGACTGCTAACGTAGTTTACGCCGCGCCAGACTCATTCGGACAAGCTAACTTTAATATTCCTCCTCCGGTTTATTATTTGGCGGACGGATTTACTACTCCAGGACTAGATAGCTAAAATTCATTGCGATAAATAACTGCGTACTTAATACACAGAGAGATATCGCAATGGATAAACGTCTTCAAGAAGCGTTAGACTTTAGTAACTATAGACTAACGCTATCAAATCAAAAAAACAATCTTAAACAACGAGCAGAGATTCAAAAACTTGTAAACCACAATAACGGCATTTTTACTGCCACAATTGAACAAATGGGTTACATTAGCTATTTGATTACTTCTGGCTCTGAGCAACAAGTATTTTTGGATAACAACGAAACTCCTATACTTGTAAAAGACTTGCCAGTCTTTTTAGAAAAACTAAACAGTGCTTATACAATGGCCATGAACGAGTTCTTTGTCGAACACGAAAAACTCAAGCGCCAGCGTAATGTAAAAAGTTTGGTAAACCTAAATGAGTAACGGCGTAGTCTTATTTGCCTATAACAACGACAAACTAGATTACACCAAGTTGGCTGTAATGACAGCGTTGTCGGTGAAGGCAAACTTAAAAAATAACAACGTAGCATTGCTCACGGATGTAAAAACACATGAGCACTTAATTGAAACACATCCTGCTGACTTAGTAAAATTTTGTTTCGATAAAATCATAACTGAAGAATTAACACATGAAGAAAATACTCGTGTCCACAATGACAGTCCATGGCATTCTTTTCAAGCACAGTTTAGCAACGGCAACAAACACAATGTTTATAATCTAAGTCCATGGGATAAAAGTTTGTTAATTGATGTAGACTATATTGTAAACAGTAATGCGCTAGACAAGTTGTTTGATACCGATTACGAGCTTGCACTATTCCGAAATGCCCGTGGCCTAAGATGGGAATTACCACACCACGAAGAACAGCGATTACACCCAGACGGTATCGACATGTGGTGGAGTACAGTTGTTTATTGGCAACGTAGTGAGCCTAGTACACAGTTTTTTAATATGTGGCATCATGTAAAAGAAAACTATGACTATTACAAGTTCCTTTATAAGTTTCCAGGTAAGATGTTTAGAACAGACTATGCATCTAGTATTGCTATTCACTTGTTGAATGGCCAACGAGAAGGAAACTGGGTTAAAGAAATTCCTCCCGGCACTATGCGCTACATGGATCAAAAAGACGACTTAGTCAGTATTAACAGACGAAATGATTTTACATTCCTTAGTAACTTTCATCACGAGCCATGGAGAAACTTGCCAGTACGATTAGCCAACGAAGATATTCACATGATGAACAAATTAGCGTTACTGAGACACTACGATAAGTTTATAAAGGAGTACTATGAATAATGGAATTATAACTTATGCAGATAGTACCAAGCACATTCAACAAGCAGTATTGTTAGCAGTAACAGCAAAAAAGAATAGTAATTTACCGGTTACTATTGCAGTACCTCCACAATGCGAACAACTAGTTGAATCTTATAAAGAACATTTTGATACTGTATGTTTGCTAGATAAAGTTGATAGTGTTGAACGCGGACTAATAGATACATTAACAAGAAGCCCATACGACAATACATTGTTCTTGTACAGTGATACACTAATTTTAACAGACATCTCGGATATGTTTTTGTTGCTGGACTATTATGATATTGTTATGAACGACAAGTTGCTGGACTTTAAAGGTAACCCTATTACTAGACAGCTATATGAGCAACGTAAAATGATTGTTAAAAATAATTTAGTAGATGTTTGGAGCAACGCTATACTTTATAAAAAGACAGATGATGTCATGGAACTTACAAAACTAACGCACAGAATTATTACGTTCTGGCGCACGTTTAAAGACCAGTTCCTAAAAGATTATAACATAGAAGACAAACTAGGATTAAAGTTTAACATAGCATTATGCTTGGCTAGTAAACTTAGTGATACATCTATTGCTAGAGGATTTACACTAAGCACAATGAGCAAGCAAGAAGAAAATACTGCCAGCTTGGCATGGGCTAACTTAGATTGGTTTAAGTTTCTTAATGCATGGATAATGGATAACAGCCAAATCAAAGTTGAAAATTATATACAAGCAGGCATTTGGCACTATGGAAAAAATTGGTTAAACGACGAAGTCTATGATAGGATTTTAGCTGTATATGCATGATAGTCTAAAAGAGTTTGCGGCATTCTTTGATGTAGCAGAAACTCCTGTTGTTGAATACTATGTGTATTACAACCCAGAGAACGGCGCTATAGACAAAATACAAACCCGCTTACAAGAGCAGGGCGAGTATATCGTTGTGCCTGAAAATAACACATACATTCAAAACATCTTAGATTCTAAGTCAAGTGAGAATGATTACATAGTTGCATTTGACAAAGAGCAAGACACAAAAGGTCTTTTTAAGAAAGACACTTTCTTAAGAAAGTTACATTCTAATAATGACAACTTATACGGCATTCCTTTTAAAGCCGAAGCAGACTACGAAGACCAAGTTAACTTAAATTTTCATCTTAACACCAAGCGACTAGAAATAGCAGTAAATCGTTCTGCATTGGAAAACCTATTAAAAGCAGTTAGGACAGAACGTATATATGTACAAACAGAAGACGACATTGTATTTTATCTAGTAGACAAGTACGACCCCAACACTATATACGAAACAATTGTTTGCGATCCAAACGAGTTACTAAACAATCGATTAAACTTTAAGTTAGATTGGCTTACTGAAGAAAAACTAAATCGAATGATAGTTTGGACCAAAAGATTCTTCCATTCGTATTCATGGAGTTGGCAAGCAAAGCAATTTGTCACACCAATTGCCGACGGTTGCATCTACTCAATTAATACTGGCCATGAGTCGGAGTCCACAGACTGTCACTTACGGTTGCAATTTACAAGCAAAGGTGTTACTATTACTAGTAATATTAAAGATCCAAACAAGGTAAGATTTTATGAACCTTTGGCAGTACATATGATTAGGAGTAATGACCCTAGCAAGTATTATGGAACGTTTGGAATACCTCCCGCTGAAGTTGCCAATGGTAAGACGTACACAATTGATTATGTTCGTCCTATAGATAATTTAGATATTATATTTGACAACACAAATTTAAGAATACACTGGACCATAGAATGATAGTACCTATTACAGAATTTGACGTAGTGTTTATGAGCTACGATGAACCTAATGCAGATGAGAATTATGCAGACTTGCTAACAAAGATTCCGTGGGCATTGCGTAGTCATGGAGTTAAGGGTAGCGATGCTTGCCATAAGGCCGCGGCCGCACTATGTAACACAGAGCGATTTATCACAATCGACGCTGACAATATTGTACGAGATGATTTTGTTAACATTCAAATTGACATGCGTAAGGTTGACCGCAGTGATGTTATTAGCTGGGCAGGCAAAAACGTTGTTAATGGATTAGTCTATGGTAATGGCGGAATTAAATGTTGGCCTAAACATGTAGTAGAACAAATGAAAAGTCATGAAGCATCTGACACACCTGAAAGCCAAGTGGACTTTTGCTGGAACATTAACTATGTTCAAATGAATAACGTTTACAGTGATGTTCTTAATAACGCAACACCTTACCAAGCATATCGCGCAGGCTTCCGTGAAGGAGTCAAGCTAGGCCTTGAGCGTGGAGTTACAGTAGACCCGCGTAAATTTAAACAAGCCGTGCATTACAAAAACTATCAGCGATTGCTAGTATGGGCTAGCGTTGGCGCAGATGTACCTAACGGTGAATGGGCAATATACGGAACTCGTCTTGGATGTTACTTAACAAACATGAAGCGAGATGAATTTGATTTTGTCAATGTCAGAGACTTTGAGTGGCATGACGAATTTTGGGCCAAAGAAGTTGCACCTAAATTCTCTGGCAATGACAAATCTTGTCCACGTAGCGGTTACAGCTGGAACACCAGTAAGCTACAAGAAGAAACAGAACGTTTAGGATCTATCCTTAAACAAGAACTAGGACTAGAGTTAGCAGACTTAAATGAAGATGCTAGTAGAATGTTTAAGGCAACTTACGTTAATCCAAACAGGCTAGGACCTATGATTAGGGAAGACGCCGTATTAAAAGGTGTAGGCTCAGACAATGAGTGATTACAGTTATTTCAATCAGAGACTAGGACACATTAAGCAAGTTATTGACAATGTAAGTCCTAGCTTCTGTGCGGCTAAATGGACGCAAGTAACTATTCATTTACAAACAGGTATGACACACAGTTGTCATCATCCAATGCAACATAAGATTCCATTGGAAGAAATAAAAACAAACCCAAGTGCCTTGCACAATACTTCTTACAAAAAGAACCTACGTGCAAAAATGCTTAATGGAGAACGTCCGCGGGAGTGTGACTACTGCTGGAGAGTTGAAGATACAGAAGGCGCACACTTCAGTGATAGGATATTAAAGACGGCCGAAGAGTGGAGTTATCCATATATGCATAAAATTGTTAATGCACCATGGGATGACAATACAATACCTAGCTATGTAGAAGTTAGCTTTGGCAACGGCTGTAACTTTAAATGCGGCTATTGCAGTCCTGACATTAGTAGTAAGTGGATGGAAGAAGCAGTTAAGTACGGCCCTTATAATCTAGAACACACAGTATTCAATAATGTACAGCGCCTTAAAGAACTGGATAGAATGCCAATCCCCGACAGGGAAGACAATCCATATGTAGATGCTTGGTGGCAATGGTGGCCAGAATTGTATCCTAATTTACATACATTTAGGATCACAGGCGGCGAGCCATTGATGAATAAGAATACGTTTAGGACGTTAGATTACATTGAAGCGAATCCTAATCCTAACTTAAACTTTGCTATCAATACTAACCTGTGTTTGCCCGACAGCATCATTGACAAAACAATAGCACAGATGAATAGGATTACTTCCAGCAAGGCAGTGAAGAAATTACATATCTATACCAGTGCAGATACATATGGCCCTCACGCAGAGTACATACGTAATGGCATGGATTACAGACAATGGTATAAAAATGTACAACGCATCATTAATGAATGTCCGGATATTAGCGTTACTATCATGGTTACATTTAATGTAATGAGCTTGCCTATGTTCAAGTACTTCTTGGAAGATGTAGCCGCAATTAAAAATGATAGAAGCATTGTGCGTACAGACACACGTAAGCATCCACTATATGTAGACTTTCCTTATCTGCGCCATCCCGAATTTCTAAGTAGTCTAATTGCCAGCGACAGTATGAAAGCTAGCTTTAACGAATGTGTAGACTACATTAAGGAAAACTTAGGGCACGGACACAAACAGCCGGATCATTTTGGATTCTATCAACATGAGCTACATGCGGCTGAACGCATACAGCACTTGCTTGCTAACCATAAGTTAAGTGAAGAACAGTTACGTAAAAATCGCAGGAGCTTTGCATTGTTCATCGAAGAACACGACAAGCGCCGCGGCACAAACTTTAAAGTAACTTTCCCTGAGCTTATTCCATTCCTTAAGGAGTGTAGAAATGCTTGATGTTATCTTTCTAAGTTACAATGAGCAATACGCAGATGACAACTACAAAAGGTTATTGGAAGTTGCTCCACATGCAAAACGTGTACACGGCGTTAAGGGTATACTAAACGCACACCAAGCCGCGGCACGTAAAAGTATGACCAACAACTTTTACATTGTTGATGCAGATGCTTATATAGTAGATGAATTTGACTTTAGTTACACACCTACTAAAAGAGAATTAATATACGGGAGAATCCCTGCTACCGATTGTGTGTTTTGTTGGCACAGTAGAAATCCAATCAATGGATTAGTGTATGGATATGGCGGGGTAAAATTATTTCGCAAAGACTTATTACTAGCAGTAAACGATTGGCGTGTAGACTTAGCAACTAGCATGGGAGCAGAATTTGTAAGCAAGGCCGACATAAGCAATGTTACGGCATTTAATACTGATCCATACAGCACATGGCGCAGTGCCTATAGGGAATGTACTAAACTGGCTAGTGGTATAATTACTGATGATGCTGTAACTGTTGCTAGGCTTAATGCTTGGTGTGCAGTAGGAGCAGATGCACAATATGGATCATACGCTATTGCAGGCGCACTAGCAGGAAAAGCATACGGTATCGAAAATAAAGATAACGTAGATGCACTGAAATTAATTAACGACTTTGATTGGTTATATGATAGATTTAAACAGCATTACCCGCACATCTAAGTTCGATGTAATATTTGTTAACAAGCCTTACACTGATGCAGAGCTTGCAGATATGTGTGATGGTAGAACCACGTGGTTTGTTAACGGCGAAATACAAGACTTGGAAGTATTTGAAAACTTCGATTGGAACTTTGTTCCTGTTGGATACGAGTCAAAGAATCTACACATGTGGGTTTGGAAAGATAGAAGCTTTTGGTTAGCAAAACTTATTCCTGCAAAATGGGATCAAGGTTATGTTCAATATATTGTAGAACCAAAACGTAGAGTAACAGTAAGCACATATTACAATGGCGACGCCCAAGCAATGCTAGATTATTTGCCACCTACTTACGATTTGAAATACGAACATGTTTGGTTATTTGATACAGAAACAACAGATGGTAATGACATAGAAGCAGTTAGAATCTCTTATGTTTCTGACACACAAGGCATGAAAGTAGTAGATAAGACAGCAAGAAACGTCTTTAATCTAGTTAAAAATCCCATGTTGCCTGACAGCATATACGTAGGTATAGACGCAAGCAATAAGTTTCATTACAGCCAGGGAAAATACAGGCACGTTTGGAATTTAGCTGGAGATGTTAGTTTGCCAAATTATGATGTATGGGCATATAGCCTAGAGCCTGCAACGTTTGTTGGCACAGTAGTAGAAGGTACACTACAAGTAAACAACTTTTACAAAGATATGAAATGGGAAGTAAATCCATTATTTGAAAATATCAAGTTCAGTGAGTTTAACTTTGACTACAAGCCTGTTGCAGACAAAATGAACTTAGTGCATACATGGTATTTAGATACTAGTTATACTCCGCCGGGCGAACGTATTTGGGCAGTTAGGCTAACGCCTACAGAATCCTGCAAAGGAGAACTAGACATGGGCTACCTTAGTTTAGATCTAACACCTAAGGTTATAGTAAATCCAGACTTTCAGTTATACGACTGGAATAATGTTGTTGACAAGTTTGTGCCTAGCTATGATAGTTTACAATTCCTACATGTTTGGTATTGCGAAGGTACTGACAAAAAGTATGGTGTTAAGATTTCCTTTACAGAAAAGACCACAGGTTATAAAGAGCATGGGTATGCCCGACCCTTTATGACAGAATGGAGTATTGGCCCTGGAGATACTAAACTGTATTGGCACTTTGATAAAGACTGTGTACCGGTACCTCAATGGAATAGAAAATTTATGCCAGCTCGAGGCAACGAATCAAAGGTACATGTTTTTACAATGACCAATCCTAAGACAGGGCGCATCACTGATTGGGATGGATGCTATCTTGTACCTAATGGTGTTACCTTAACTGACAAACTACGTAAGTCAGCAGTCAAATGCTTTGAACACGGATGTACCGAAGAAGAATTTGACATTGTATTTTTAAGCAATAACGAACCATATGCAGATACTAACTTTGCAAAGCTAGAAAAACTAGTACACAACAAGAGCAAGTTGCATAGAGTAGATGGTGTAAAAGGAATCTTCGAAGCGCATAAGGCCGCGGCCAATGTGGCTACTACTGAAATGTTTTATCTAGTGGACTCTGATTGTGTGATTGAAGGTAGTTTTGCTTTTGACTTGTATCCTAAATCATATGATAGGGATACAGTATATGTATGGCACGTTAGAAATCCAGTCAATGGATTAGTATACGGTTATGGCGGCGTTAAGTTATTTCCTAGACAGCTTCTACAAGATGCAAAAGAATGGAAAATCGACTTAGCAACTAGCATTGGTGCTAAGTTTAAGATAATACCTCGTACAATTGGCGCTACCGAGTTTAACTGCGATGCAGAGACAGCATGGCGTAGCGGATTCAGAGAAGCGGCCAAGTTGGCCAGTAAACTAATTAAGAATCAAGTAGACACTGAAACAGACAAGCGTTTAGAAACATGGTGTACAGTTAACTTAGGTGTACAGTTTGGAGATAAGGCAGTCGAAGGTGCATGTGCTGGCCGCGAATGGGTAAAGCATCATCCCACACTAATTGATAAAATTAACGACTACCAATGGTTGCATGAACAATGGTTGAATTATGTTACTACAGAGTAAAGACTTATTATACGGATTAGACGAGTACATTAAAGTACAAACAAACCCTAGGCTGTTCAGAGCCATATACAATTACGTGCATCATAAAAGCGCAGACAACAAAAATGCCATCATTGACGGTGTGCCGTATATGTTGCGTACTAAGATGCAGGCCGCAGTAGATAGGCTTGACAATAACGATACAGATGTTGATGCACTAATGGATTTGTTTTTAACCTGTCATGCCGTAGA